ATCTTATCTTATGCGAGGATGTTGTCTACGCGGAAGATGCGGTAGTACTGGTTCGACTTAGCAGCAGCCAGACCATCACGGTTTGCCATGTTGCCCACATCTACGAATGGGTTAGAAACCATACCGTAACGTGTTTTGAAGCCGATCTTTGGCTGGAAGTCGTTCTCACCAACTGCACGAACCATTGTGAGTGGTACGTATGGGCAATAGAAGATACCAGCGTCATATGGGTTGGTGCCTTTGTAACCAACGGTTACATAGTCAGCCTGTGCATATGGGTCAATGTACACGCGTGTACGACCGTTAAGAACACCAGCAAAAGTGTTGCCTGTGTCGTCTACCTGCAGGTTAGTGGAGAGAGCAGGAGTGTAGTCCAGCATGCCAGAAGACACAAGAACAGATGCAACATCGGACGAGCAGATGATAAAGTTACCCTTACCACGACGTGTCTCTTTTGCAATCTGGTTTGCTTCACGCTCGATCTGAACGATCAGACCTTTGAACTTTTCAACAGACCAACGACCATCAGCATCTGTCGAAAGATCGAAGATACCGTTTACTGCTGTGTTACCAGTAGTAGCGCCGAGCTTAGCTTGGGAGTTGATCGTGCGAATAACTTCGCGGTTGATCTCAGCCAAGATTTCTGTCGACAAGATGTTCGCCAGTTCGGTTTCAGCGTCAAGACCGTGAATTGCCTTCAAGTCCTGTGCCAATTCCATTGTGTACTCAGCCTTGAGTGCACGGGACTTTGCAGTCACAGTTGCTTTCTCAATGGTGAAACCCATTTCAGCGAACGACTGACGAGTGTTACCAAGAGCTTCAGCTTCGCCTGTGGAATAAAGATCAATGCCAGCCAAAGGATCTGTACGGTCATTGTCAATAGTGCTATCAGCGCTATCGTCAGTAATACCGGCCAGGCCAGAAGGAGAGCCTTGAGCAGTTGTGCCAGAGTCGCCAGAGTAGTTAGCAGCAGCTTCGTTAAACAGAGCCTCATCACCAGCGGAAACGCCAGCACGTGTGTTCTGATACTTAGCACGCATTGCAAAGATCAAGCCAGTTGGACCAGTCATTGGCTGAACGCCAGCAACATCATAGGCCATCAGGTTTGGCATTGCACGACGAACGAGGCTGATCAGAACTGGGTTCCAGTTAGCTACGTTGCCAGTGTTGTTGCCTGGTGTTTCAGCCAGGTAGTTAGCTTTACCAGCTTCTTCTGCAAACGCACGCTCTTGGTTTTCCAGGATTGCGGCTGTTACAGCTTTGCGGTGAGAGTCTTTGATTGTGCCTGCGGACTCTTCATTGAGAACTGGGGCCCATTTTTCGACTAAACGATCGTAAGTTTCCATTTGTGAAACTCCTTTACTTTGAAGATTTTCTAATTGCTGTGAGATATTGCTCCATGATGCCGGAGACATTTGCTGGCGCATCGCCATCGTCTGTTCCTTCGGAGATATCTTCAGTAGTGATGGTTTTTGAGAAATAAGATTCTTTCACAGTTGCGACTTTCTTAGAGAAAGAAGCTTCCGATTCAAAATCAACATTTTCTACGAGTGACTTGAGTTTCTCAACCTGAGTCTCAGCAAGATCCCGCGAATGCTCACGGATAATTGCTTCACGCTTGTACTGCTGCAGTTCTTCTGCAATAGCCATTGCGTCTTCAGTGGTTTTGTTGAATTTCTCTTCGAGTTCTTCTACCTGAAGAGCTAGCTCATCGACTAAGTCAACTTTGCTGTCTGGCACTTCAATGTAGTTTTCTTCAAAAAGACTATGCAGGGATTTAATAAAGCCTTCTGCAATCTCGGTACGAAGACCGGATTCGATTGCAAGACGGTTTTCTTCTACCCATTGCTCAACAACATAGTTAAGATAGCTGTCAACTTTCTCGACGAGCTCAGACTTCATTGCTGAAGTCTCTTCTTCGAGTTGTGTTGCATACTCTTCTTCGAGACGGTTAACTTCTGTTGCGAGGTGTGACTTTACAGCTGCTTCAAAAATAGTAGCTGCTTTGTCTCTGAACTCTTCGGAAAGAGTTGCTTCACCATCGACCAGAGCGTTGAGGTCGTCTGAAAAATCAGCATCAATCTCAATAGACTCAGCCTTAACATTAGTGTTAGGGCTTGTTTTGGTGATAGAAGCTGTATGCTTGTCTGGATCACCTGCTTTAAGAGTGTCGGCTGCCATACCATTAGATTTGTCGCTAGGACGCTTCTTTGCGGTTGGCGCTTTACCTTCACCTGCTTTTACAGATGCTACAGACGCAGCTTCAGCATTCTTAGGATCATGAGCTTCGTCGATTTCGATCTCGTCTTCATCGAGCTCAACATCCTGTCCTTGTCTTTGATCAGTCATGTTTGACTCCCTATACTTTACGTTTGATTAACGAGAGGAAATTCTTGAACTCACGAACTTGAGTCTCATAGAGATCAGCGCGTGGAGCTTTCCTAATTTCAGTCTCCATTTCTTCAATTGCTTGAATTTGCACAATGCCATTTTTCCACACCCAGTCAACACCTTCCATAATTCCATTAACAAAAGCTGTTGGTGCTGATGGATCTTGCACGATGTCGACTGTATTTAACATAAAGTCATCTTTGACATACATGATACCATTGCGTTCTTCAAGACTTCCCATACCACGAGTTGAGACACCCAACTGCACACCACCATCAAGCAAACCTTTTACGATCTGCCCCATAGGAGTTTCCAGTATCTGTGCCTTACCCACTACGTCATTGCCCTTCCATTCAAGCGCATTGAT